CCTCGCTCGCGAACGGGATGGAGTATTCGGGCGCGTCGGGCCACGCGAAGAAGTGGAGTGTGAACCCCACGCCCTCCCGGGCACGGACGCACTGGCGGTGGAACCAGTTGCCTACACCGTTGCCCGTAGACTCAACCGTGATTTCGCCGTGTTCAGCGGCGGGAAATGTACCACGTACGATGGACTCGGGATCAGGATAACGCGACACTTCAGACAGATGTAAGTCGGTAATAGTATCGCCGTGTCCGAAGGATCGGCTTCCAGCGGTGCCGATGTAGATAGTGCTATTAGTCTTCTTGAACACGATTGCACGTTGCGAGTTCGTGCCGAGCACTGGTTTGACATCGGAGGGCAACTTCAAGTTTTCGAGGATGTAGTGGGCGCGGCCGAGCAAACGAGTCGTCGCCTCGGCCTCGTGAGAGATGATGACGCAGGTGCGGTTCTGCTCCGTGAGACATTTCGCGACGAACCGGGCGATGATGTAGGAGGAGACGCCTTCCTGCCGAGCTTTCGGGACGATGTTGCGGCGAGTCCAGCCTGCGTCAAGCCGCGCTTGCACGTCGTTGAGTCGGAAGTCACACGCGACGCCACTCTTGTCCACTATGCGGAACATCGCCTCGATGACAGTGCGGTAGGGGGAGGACGTGTTCATGTCTTACACACGCATAGAACGGTCGCACTGCTCAGCGTAATGATCGACACAAGTGCCGCATCTGGATGGGGGTGAAGCGAACTGCATACTAGTGCGAATATCCCAACGCTGCCGAGTCCGGCCGTAGTGACTCGCAGCAATATACGCGCGAGCAGTCGAAACGCTTGACCGATTGGGGGAGGCGGGGGAAATCCTAGCGATGCGTTCAACAAAATCTCCTCATTTAAATGCAGCGATAACGGCCGCTCGTCTATCTGCCGTTGTCGTAAATGTTGGATTTCTAGTCGCTTTAGTCGTCTGGATTTCGTAAGCAGATGCTAGAGCATCATGTACGTTCGATTGCCAAGCCCCTTGGTCTAAGATTGCGCCGGTGTCAACCGAAGCCGTACCTGTCCAAGAGTCACCCACTGCGAAGACTAGAAGCTCTCCGTCTAGTGCTGGAGCAACGCTGCCTGTTTGGAGAGTGGTGCCCGAACTTGTCTGTGCGCCATTCTCTACGTCGAAAGGAGCCGTTAAGTTTGACCCGGAGAAGGCTAGCACTGCTAGGGAAGCCCCCCCGCTAGGATTGCTGGTGAAGGTGTGGCTGGCGTCAACAATAGCGTTTTTAGCGTAGAGAATGCGAAGAGTAGGACCAGTGTTCTGTCCAGTTAGAGGAGTCCAAATGTTTGACTTACTGTCAGACAACGCCCCACCACTGGCGCCTCCTTCCGTGATAACTATGATGAGATCGGCGCCACGGGTGTCAATCGCGTTAGTCGTCACTGACGAGCAGAAGAGGCCAGTACATTGTTTGAATGTGTGATTTACTAGCACATAAGGGCCAGCACTCCCTCCAACTTTAGGGAAGACCGTCTCAGGCGTGAATATACTCGACGCCGACGCCGCCGCCGTGGCAAGCGCGAACGAGAGTGCGAGAGCGAGAAGTCGGCGCGTCATTGGTAGTTCGCCACACGATAGCCAGACGTGCCATTGATCCGCCAGATTGAGATGGCGAACTTGTGGCCGTTGGTGGTGTCGAGAGCGTCGCCGGTCGAAGTGCCAACCGCGAAGCCGGAGAACGTGATTGTACCCGCCGACCCGTTGTTGATCGTTTGGACGATGCAGGAGCCGTCAGCGGCAGGTGCCGCGAGTGTGAACGCACCGCCGTTAGTGAGGTATTGGAGGGGAGACGTGCCGCAGTCGATGGTAGTGGTGCCACTCGACACGGTGCCGATGGAGAGCGAAGTGACGTTCGCGCCGCCCGAGAGCGTCTGATCGGGAGTGGTGAGAGAGGCGAGAGTGACAGAGGCGTCAGGCACAGTCCACGTTCGGGCCGCCGAAGGCCCCGCGACCGTGATGACTTGAGGGATGATTGGGACGTTCGTGGTCGAGCCGGGAAGATTGACGGTGAAGTTCGACGCGCCCGCGTTCAGCGACGTGAACGTCGTCTTACCCGTCGAAGAGCCGAGGAGAGCGAGGTCGCTGTTGTTCACCGTCATCAGCGCGGTGCGAGTCTCGGCGACATCGAAGTACGACACGTCGGTCGGGAGATGCGCGGCGGTGAGGCGGGTGGCGCTCTGGAGTACGCCGCTCGTCTCGATGAGTACGTCGCCCGACGTGCCACCAGTGACAGTGGTGGAACCGATCGTGACGCCAGCAGCAGTGGCCGACACGGCGCACGTTGAGCCAAGCGCGCACGGCACGCCGTTGACGGTTGTGGCGTCTGAGATCGCGTAGGGGGAACGCGTCGTGCCGCTGATATTGCCGAGCACAGTGCCGTTGGGGATTTTACCTGGATAATCGGCGAACACAGCCGCGCTGCCCGCGCCGAGGAGGAGCGCGAGCGACCAGAGCGCGAGACGCTGACGGCGCGCACTGCGCGCACGACGGCTACGACGGGAGGGCCGTACCTGCATAGGAGTCATGGCACCCACTTCAAGCTGACGAAGTTAAGATGACTTTCGAGTGCGACGAGAGCAGCCCCGATGCCCATAGCGATGTAGACAGAGCGTTCGACACGACTTAAGCGCGATTGGTTCTCCCGGTGCATGTCTTCACGCGCTGCGTCTTGCCGCGCTAGTTCCTCTCGTATCTCTTCTCGGTCGCGTTCACATTGACTGATATGCGCCATCAGTCGCTCCTGAATTGGGCAGTCGTGCGCGTTCAATTCCACGCCTCAAGGGTGACGATGGAAGTGCCCGCGCAGATAATCGAGAGCGTGTCGGTGGCGAGCGGCGCGACGACGAGGACGGGGGCGAGTTCGGCGTGGATCATGATCGCGGACGTGCCGTTGGTCGTGTCGCCCGTTGGGATGACAGCGGTGGCGTTGAAGTTAATGTAGAGCGGACCGGCCGACGCGTTGATGCGGAAGATGGTGGCTTTGTTGCCGTCAGCGTCAACGGGGGGCGTGATCGCTTCGGCGGTGTTCGCGGCGAGTGAGCGCGAGTCGCACCAGTCCGCAGTGGGGAGGACGGAGGGGATTTGAGTACCTTGTTGACGAGCGAGCGGCACGAGACGAGTGATTGTAGGCATACCTTCCTCCAAAATGAGATGGAACAACTCGTCTTCGGTGAGGATGCGCGCTCCGCGTTCGGTGAGGAGTGGAACCTGCGTCACACTAAGGCTCCGCTGACGACGATGGTGTTAGTCACGGGACCGAGGATGTAGAAGACAGCACCCGCCGCTGCTCCTGTGTGGCCGCTTGGAGCGACAAGCGTGGGACCAGCGCCGACTGCTACAGTGCTGCTGCCGATGAGGTCGATGACGGTGCAGACGAAGCCGGCAGTGACAACTCCGGCGTTGACAGTGATCGCGGTGGGAGCGATGCCGGAGAGGACGAGGAACTTGCCGTTGTCAGACGCAGCGAGGTCGTAAGTGGCCGCCGTGACTGTGTGGACGTTGACAGAGTTGCCGCCGAGATTGGCGAGGAGTGCGAGCGTCGGGTCGGTGGCGAAGAGTTCGGAGACTTTCTTGCCGACTGTCACGTCGCGCACTCCCAGATCAGGGCGGGGTTAGGGCAGTGGGAGGAGCCACCGCACGCGGAGAGGGTGAGGAGGAGAGCGAGGGCGAGGAGGCGGAGAGCGGTCACGGCGCTAGCATCCCGTCATCGGATTGGAGCGCCGAAAACGCCCCAGCCGAGTAGACCGATAAGGATGAAGAAGACAAGACTGAATGGTCCGTATGGCTGCACGGCGCGGTTGCGCCAGTACCAGCCGCCAGAGAACACAAGCGAGATGACGTAGAATATCCAGAACCAGATGCCTGCGTTCATGGTGCGGGCTCCTTAGGAGGAGTGGGGAGAGAAGCAGCTATCGTCGCGTCTTTCTTCTGGCTCGACTCGGAGGAGCCGAAGTAGTAGCCAACGACAGTGGCGAACTGGCCGATGATAGCGCCGATAATCATGCTTTGAGAGGAGTTATCGCCGCGCCAGAAAGCGAGTGCGAGAGCGATGCCGAGGAGGAGATAGACGAACGCGCCGAGCGATGCTTTGACTTGCCAGGGCATGTCGGCGGCGGCGGCGGTCATAATCCAGAGGTTCCTCTACCTAGCTTCGCTTCAAGTTCACCTGTAGTCGGGCGCGTGGCTTCGAGGACTTTGATCCGGTCTTCGAGTCGATCGTCATCGCGACGCGACTGGTCTACCGATTGTTGAAGTCCTACGCGCATCCTATCCATCTCAGCCCGCACAGCATTGCGGAACTCCTCGTGCTCGCGGATCGAGAGCGACTTGTCGAACGAGCGCACGAGGAACGAGATGCCAGCGATGAGAAGTGCGCCGATGGAGAGAACTACTTGCCAGTCCATTCATACCGCACTCCTCCAAATGTACTGCCACGCACGATTGAAGCGGCGACGCAGACGAAGTGAGCGACCCTCGATGGGCCACCGCACGCGTCTACGTCGCCAGCACATGTTACGGAGCCGGCGTCGAAGTCGCCGGAGTGTCCCGCGTCACGATGGCCTTGAGTGCGTCGATGTCGCCAGAGACTTCGGCGGTGGCAGCGTCGATAGCAGCTTGGTTGCCGCCGCTCTGCGCAGCGAGGAGTGCGGCGAAGTTCTCGTCCATACGAGCGGCGACTTCGCCGATCTCGGTTTTGAGTGCGGCGAGGGCGGTGGTGAGGCCGGATAAGTCGGACATGATACTCTCCAAGCGTTGCAGAAGCTCCATTCGTAGTGCGCGTGCCCAGGCCGGAGCGAAAGACCAGGGGGACCAGTTCATGCGTCGATGTCGGGAGTGGAGGCGACAACAGAGGTGCGTGTAGCTTCACCGCCTTCGGCGGCACCGCCCACGTTCACCTGCACGTTGACGTTGAGGCCGGCGAGGAGTTGAGCAGCGACATCTTCGGCCGTGAGACGGGTCTGCGGCACGGGGTCTTTCGCGAACCCGCCGAACCCAGCGCCTTTGAACCATTGCTCAGAGGCACGGAGCGCAGTGTTCTCGTCGTTGGAGTTGAGACCGGAGCGGAGCGCGGCGAACGCGAGCGGCTTCATCTGGACGAACTCTGCGTCGATCGCAGAGAGATGTTCTTCACGATACTTAATGTAGCGTGCATCAGTAGTGATACGGCTAACGCTACCTGGTGCTAAACCAAGAGCTTGAGCTATCTCTCCAATGCCTAGTCCACGTAGCTCTAACGCGTAGATACTTGCCCATCTCGTAGGGATTTCTCCACGTGCTAGCTTGCCTACTCGTGCGTCCTCGGGATGAATAGCTAAGTGTGCATTAGGACGAGGAGTCGCAGAGTGTGGCGAGTGTGGTGGCGCGGCGGGGAATAGTTCGTCGAGACTAAGTCGCACGAGCGGGCTCCCGAGTCTGCGGCGCAGTGGCGCGTGAGAGCACTTCGTCCACACGCGCAGGGTTCGCGCGGCCAAGGTCGGAGCGGAGCAGTAGGTCGCGGAGAGTGGGGGGCGAGGGCGGGGCTCGGTCCATGGCTTGTATATGGCACGTCGCGGCATCGGTGTCAAGGGCCGCCCCGCGAGGGGGTGCGATGTTGACAAATTCGCCCCACTGCACTGCGTTCCGAGATGGACTTGTATAAGTATAAGTACCCGTCTGGGGGGTCAGGCCCCCCCGCCGCCGGCCCGTCCCTGCTCGGAGTGGAGTTATGCTCACACTGAGTACAACGAATACTTGACGCGATTACTGTCGAGGCGAAGTAGATCATAGAGCTTGACAAGTGCTCGACGAAGTAATGAAGAGTAGACGAAGTAGAGCGCGAGCATAGGTGCAGTAGTGCTCTAGTGCTCGCTCCAAGTAATCGAGATAGTAGCGGTGGCTGATAATCTCGTAGTGCATGGCTCGCGAAGCGACGCTGGCGCGGCGTGGAGTGGGTGACGGGACGCGGCTAGGTCATTGAGGCACGACGATCATGCCACTCTGCGGCGTTCCATGGGGCTTGTGCGGCGATGCGGCCTTGGGCGCGCAGTGACGTAAGGTTGTAAGGACGTAAGGACATGGCCTTGGCATATCTGGGGGGGAGGTGCAACTTAAGGTGGAGGAGGGTATACCCCCCCCTACCTATACGTGCATCCGACAGCATCACCGCGATAAGCCTCGCCGCGGTCCTTACGTCCTCTCGACCTTACATCGTCCAGCGCCCAAGCCGCCGATTGCGCCTTGCGCTCCTCGAGCGCCCATGCTACATACTCGGGCGAAGGCACGGCCGGACAGCGACAGCCCAACGCGGCATCGCCCGGAAAGGATACCCTAGCTGCGCCCGCATCGCGCCCGTCATAGCTGGTAAGCCTCACGGCTGAGATTGACGCGCCTCCGATGTCGGCGCAGCGCACTTCCCATAACAGGAGAATACAATGACTTACTACATGACTTGCCAAAATGCTTACGGTCAACGCGCGCTTTACCGTTGTTATCGGACAAGCGCGGGTTATACCGCTGTCTTCGTGGGTTGGGTTTCAGACGCCCAACACGACGCAGATTGACGTTAGCGGCGTGTCCTCGCTCAAATTGCGAGGACACAGCGGTAACGTCAACCGAGAGGAGTGAACAGCAATGCCTATCGTCATCAATACCGACACGAACGAAATCACGTTGCGGCCAATCGCGATCACGCGCGACACTGTTGATGCGTTGCTCGACCGTGGCCAGATCGAAGTCGCAATGTCAAACGGCAAGTGGTGGCGAATTCGCCGCAATGGCGCAACTCGCCGCTGGAAACGTGACGCGTCCCGTATCTACATCCCCTTCAAAATGGGAATGTATGGTTACGGCAGCATTGACGAGCATGATTTCGTCAATGGCGTGCTGAACAGCGATCACTACCGTATCGCACGCTGAGCACGCGATTGCAGCAACCGCCGCGCCCACAACACCAACAACGGCGCGGCGGCATGGTGCAACCGCCGAAAGAGGTAAGAGGCAATGACTGACTACGTAACAATCTCACACGATCCGTTCGCACGGCAAAGTGTCGTGCGACGCGTCAGCGACAACACGTGCAAGTGTTTATGGTGCGGCAATCATCGTCCAATGCGTCTTTCGTCACTTGGCGAGTACCATACCGTCAACGCTTTTGAGTACGGCACCGAGCGCGATGACCACGCCGGCGTCAATTGGCACCGTGGCGCATTCTGCTCTAAAGCGTGCCATGACAGTTACCACGGGTGACATTGCGGCGTGCCCTGCCATCGCGGCAGGGCATAGCGCAACGCCACACGTTGCCAGGAGTAAGCTAATGGCCGAGATAGTTCTAAACGGTAAGACAATCCACCGCTCCCGCAATCTGCGCGGTCTAATCGCACATGCTCACCGCGTTGGTGTCGTAAAAGCCTCAGTCTGGCGCACGTCTCCCGCTTGCGGCGGACGTGTATATGTGGAGTATGTTGACGGCTCTTACTGCCGCACCGAGTTCGCAGACTTCACCGTGGCGCGCGACTTCTTGCGCTCACGCTGGAAACGTTGGGGACTGTATGCAGAAGTCCGGAACAGCGACGGATATTGGTCATTCATCTAGATGACATTGCAGCCTGCCGCGTCACGGCGCGGCAGAGTGCAACGCCATCCTGCGTTGCTTATCGGAGTATGTCTCATGGAACTTCACCAAGCCTCGCGTCAGTGGGCCTCCCGCCCAGCCGACGAGCGGTTTACCAGCCTTCCCGCTCTCGCCGCGTTCACGCGGTACGAGCGCGATCACGCCGCACGACGCGTCATGCCAAATCGGGGATTGACGGTTCTACCGTCAACCTCCGATCCGCTTGATGTCGTCGTGTCGGGCCCGAACGGCCACCCTGCCCAGTTCACGCATTGGGCGTTCGGACAACTCTGCTCGCTCGCGGGTGTCCCCTCATCGTACATTCGCGATAGCCGGATGCCTGGCGCACTCGCCGCTGACAACATCAACTGGGGACTGCACCACTCGCGCCCGGTTGAGAGTGTCTCGGTGCTGCTACGTCGCCGCGAGGACGACGCGGGCAACAAGACGACACACATCGCGGCAGTCAACGGCCCCGACTATGGCGTTGTGTGGAACGCTGACATCGCCGAGACGATGGTTCGGCAGTTCGGCGACGGTGTTAGCGGTGACTGGCGCATCCCCGGCGAGTTCGGCCAGCGTGTCGAGCCGACGAAAGCGAACACGACGCTCTACGCCTCCGACCGCGACATGTGGGCGTTCCTCGCCGACGAGGAGCGTCGTATCGAGGTGCCAGACCGCCGAAACGGCAAGTCCGGGTCACTCGCCCGTGGCTTCTACATCAGCAATAGCGAGGTAGGCGCTTCCCGCCTCGTGCTGGGGATGTTCCTGTTCGATTACGTCTGCCGCAATCGCATCATCTGGGGCGCAACCGAACATACGGAGATCAAAATCCGTCACACGTCCGGTGCGCCCCACCGTTGGGCTGAGGAGATCAAACCGATCCTGACGGAGTATGCGAACAGCTCACCGGCCAACGTCGCCACGACGATTGCAGCGGCGAAAGCTGCCAAGATCAAAGGCGACGTTGATACGTTCCTTGCCACTCGATTTGGTAAGGGCATTGCCGGTAAGATACAAGCTGCCCACCTCGTCGATGAGTTCCGGCCCATCGAAACCATGTGGGACGCGGTGACGGGCGCAACCGCCTTTGCCCGCACCGTCGAGCACGTTGACGCACGCGTGAAGATCGAACGGACGGCGGGCGACCTCCTCCGTCTCGCCGCGTAACACACACGCAACCACGGCGCAGCGCACGGCATGATGATACAGAGAGTGTATCGACAGAGAGAGGAACATACGATGTCTAGTCCACTCTTCACCAAACGCCACTACGAATGGCTCGCCGCGTTCGCACGCGCTGAGTTACCAATGGGCGACCGTGTTGCGCTCTGCAACGCGCTCGAACGCGAAGGCTACCGCTTCAACCGCGCTCGCTGGGAACAAGCCAGCGGTATCACTGAATGGCTCGCCGGTCACGCTACAATGGGCACCGATCCACGCCAGCCACGTGACGTGCGCCGCGTACTCTCCACCGACACCGAAGGCGCTATCCGCGCCCGCATCCTCGCCGAACGTGGTCCCGTACCTCGCGGCGACAACGACCCCGTTTGACGCAGCTACAAGCCCCACCGTCGCCTCGTCGCGGCGGTGCGGGCTTGGTGGTGCGCCAACGCGTGCCGCCGCCGAAGGCGGTCAGTCTACCGACACGTCTACCGACACAACCACAGGAGTTCCCCGCCCATGAAATCATCCGACACGTCTCCCCGCTCCGTCGCGCGCACGGTCGCACGCGCCGCCGCCCTCATCCACTTCGAGGAGAAACAATCCCGCCGCAACCGGCACGGCAAGCGGTACGATCACGACACGTATTTGTTCCTCGCCAACGCACGCCGCGAGCGCGAGCGCGTCAGCGGCAACAAAGAGGAGGGGCCGCTGTGACCGCCACTCCTCGCCCCTCCTCCCGCCGCGACTACCGCCACTTCCCCGAAGCCTACACCGCCCTCCTCCTCAAGTTCGACCGCGACGGCGGTGCGTCACTCGGCCCGATGTCGTCACGTGACGCTCGTGCGTCCGTGCGCGACCTGTATCGGTTCAAGATGTTCCTCTCGCACGGCTGCGACGCGGACCCAGCCGACGCGCATTGCCGCTCTCTCCTCCGCATCTTCGCCAAAGCCATCCTCCGCATCGAACCTACCGCGACTGACAACGGCGACGACAGCGCGGTAATCGTCCTGACCCTCAACCCTATCGTCGCCGCAATGGAGGCTCGCCCATGACCGCCTGGGACCGTTACTGCGCCATGATCGCCCGCGAGGCTGGCGTGACGCTGCCCGTAGGTGCAGGTGCGCCGCCGGACCGCCCACCGCCGCACCGTCGAGCCGTCGAGCCGTCGCGCCCGTCGCGCTGGCTCGAACGTCTCGGCTCGCTCTTCGCTGGCCTCGCGCTCGCATTTGTGATCGTCGCTCTATTTTTCATCGGGAGGTTCTAAATGCCCTACTGGATCACATTCGCCGACAATTCCACCGGCTGTATAGAACAGCCTATCCCCGCCGACTACGAGCCTAACGACGACTGGCGCAAGGTCAAGCCGTCGCCCTGGCCTTCCTTCACTCCCGACGATGCACTCGCGCTCGCAACCGAACTAACCGGCAAGGTCGCGACCAAGGCGCAATCCCTGCCCTATCCTGCTAACCCTCGCATCAACCGCGTCGTGTGGCCTCGTTCGGGCGCATGTCCATCATTCTGTTACAGTCCTACAACGTGCGCGGGGCGCACTTCATGCCCCAAGTCTCATTCTTGCGTCGATTGACCGCTTGACCTCTCGCGTGCGCGCGTGTATATAACAGCCCATGTTCACGCGCGCCCGCATCGCCCCTCTCGGCTGTCACCGCTTCGCGGTCCTCCTCGACCGCGCGGCGTCCGTTCCCGCCCTGGTACACTGGCACCCTGGAAGAGTGCCGCACCGCCCTGGACGCGCTCACCGTCGCTGGTGTCTCGCCTACCGCCAGCGACGCCGACGCTCCGGCCATGGCACAGGTGGCGTGACTCCCTCCCTGTGCCATGAGCGGAACGCCGGGCAATCCCGCCCTCCGAACCACTAGGAGAACCCCAAATGGCCGACACCAAACGCCGCAAGACCGTCTCCGTCGCGTTCAACGACGCGGGCAACGCCCTCCTCTCCCTCTACACCGCCCCTGACGCCGTGACCGGCGAGCAAGGCGTCGCCGAAGTCATCACCCTCACTCCCGCCGCCGTTGCGGACAGCCTCGTTGCCGCGTTCATGCTTCGCGGTGTCATCAACACCTTCTCCAACATCTACAACCGCATCGACAACCCCGGCGCGTCCGATCTCCGGCGCGAGTGGGACAAGTTCATCGCTACAGTGACCGACGGCACCTGGACACCGGGCCGCACGATGGGCGACGCCGAGCCCGACGACATCGTTGTCGCACTCGCCGAAGTCTCCGGCCAGCCCGTCCACGTCGTCCAAGCCAAGATCGACGAGATGTTGGAGCAGCCGAAGGTGGAGAACGGCTCCCCCAAACGTGACGCCAAAGGCCGCATTGTTCACGTGTGGTCGAAGGCGAAGTTGTACACGGCGCTCGAAAACTCCGACCCTCGCGTCAAGATCGCACTTTCGAAAATCCTCGCCGAACGCGCGAAGGCGATGGCCTCGGCCGCACGCACTGCGAAGCCCGACGCCGCTTCGCCGTTCGCGGGCCTGTTCACTCCCGCCGCCGCCGCGAACTAACCACGCCGACCCGTCGCGTGCCACGCATCGCGCGACGCAACCTCGCCCCTCGCTGGCTTCGGCTGGCGGGGGGTTTTTGTTGCCCAAGGCGCACGACCGACCTATGCGTTCTTCGCATACCTGTCAACATCGCATCGGCGTATGATGTTGACACTCCCCAGGCGCTGCCGCCCGGTGGTAGCAATGGAGGGGGCAATGGCCCGATCCCAGGAGGATACAATGGCGACAGGCGGGGGAAAGCCCCGCCAGCCAGCCGCACGCATCCTCCCCGCCGCCCCCGCCCCGATCCCCCTCGACGCCCTCTTCGCCCGTGCTGGCGCGCTGGCGCAGCCCCACCGAGCGCGCCCCGGCCGCCCTTCGATCTCCCCCTCTCCCACTCACGTCTCCCCTCACGCCTCCGAGACGCCTTCCTCCGTCGTCCTGCCCGTCTCCGTCGCTCACTGCTCCTGTGGCGCGACCGTCCGCTCTCCCGCTGCCTACGTCCTAGTTCGCTACGCCCCGAACAGTCACACATTCCACTACCGCTCCACTGGCCTCGACGCCGTGCCGCCCGCGCTCCTCGCCTCACTCCCGCACGAGACGCGCGAGACCCACTTCGACATCCCGTTCTGCGAGGAGTGTTTCTAGTGGTGAACAGGTTTTTTCCGCACAACGCGGCGAAGATACACGCGGGGGGATCAGAGCCGTCAAGTCGATCTGGTGTGACTGATCCTCGCACCGATCCCGCCTGTTCACCGCTAGACGCACCCCGATAGGCTGCCCTCCTCATGCCCGGCACTGCCCGCCCCGACCGTGAGCCCACTCGCATCTTGTCTTTCCGTCTCCCCGTCTCACTCCACGACGAACTACGTCTCGTCATGCTCGACCCGCGCACTGGCCGCCCCCGCTACCGCACGTGGGGCCGCACATGCGAGCATATTTTCCGTGAGTGGCTCAACGCACAGAAGGTACCCCCGCCATGACCGCACAAGAGTTCACGGCCCTCCTCCGAGGCTATCTCACTGATCCAGAGTGGGCAGAAGTCGAAGACGGCAATGAGGAATGTTTGCTGCACGTCCGTCTCCCTGACGGCAGTGCATTTTGGGTAAAGGTGGAAGATGTCTGACACGACCACGTCTCTCGACACTCACTCCCTCCTCCTCGACGCCCGCCTCCGCGTCCTCAATCGCGAGCGCGTCACGCCCGAAGACATGCGGCGTATCCTACTCTCCATCGCGCACGACCGAGAGAACGCCTCTCGCGCTGGCGCACGCAACCGTGCCGCCGCGAAGAAGGCCGTCGCCGCGCCCACTCTCGACATCGACACACTCTTTGGGACGCCGAAATGATCGAGCCCGTAGGTGCAGGTGCAGGTGCAGGCGCATCTCTAGCCCCCACTCCGCTTTTCCCCCGCGTCATTGACGCCACTATGCGCTCTGACTGGCTCAAGTGCCCCCACTCGTTCTTCCGCCGTCACGTTCTCGGGCTCGCGCGGCCCGGCGTCTCGGTCCACCTTCACTTCGGCGCGTGCATCGCTCGCGGCCTCGAGGTCGCCCGCCGCACGTACTTCGAGACGTGCGACACGTCCGACGCGCTCCACAACGGCTGCGAGGCAGTCATTCACGCGTGGGGCGACTTCGAAGCGCCGGACGGCGGCACCCGTACCTCTCAAGCCAAGACCCTCTCCGCGGCTCTCGCCACTCTCCAAGCCTACTTCCGCGAGTGGCCGCTCGACGAAGACCCGCTCCAAATCCACGTCCACGCCGGTCATCCCTGCATCGAGTACAGCGGTGCCCTCCCCATCCCTGGCTCTCGTCACCCCGACACCGGCGAACCGATCCTCTACGCTGGCCGCTTCGACCTCATCGGCGACTACCAGCACTCCGTGTGGGGACTTGACGACAAGACCACCGGCTCCGACCCCAACTCCGACTTCTGGCGCGCGCAGTGGAAGCTCCGCTCTCAATTCACCGGGTATGTGTGGCTCGCCCGCGAATACGGCGTGACTCTCAAAGGCTTCATCGTACGCGGCATGGGCGTAATGAAGACCGACATCAAACTCGGCTGGGCACTCGCCCCCCGCCCTGAGTGGATGATCGACGCGTGGCTGGCGCAGTTGCAGAGTGACACTGCTACCATGTGTGGGCAGTACCTCTCACTCCGCGCTGGTTGGCGCACCGGCCACGCCCACCCCTTCCCCCAATCGTTCGACACCGCGTGCGCCGACTTCGGTGGCTGCACGTTCCTCGACCTGTGCTCATCGGCCGACCCCGACGCGTGGCTCGCCACGTTCGAGGTTCGGCGTTGGGACCCCCTCACTCGACAGGAGACGTGACATGTCGCTGCCCGCACCTGCACCGTCGTCGCCCCCCTCCACCGACGACGAGCCCTTCGGCGAAGGTGAGTGTGACTGCATCTACCACTCCCCCTCCCCCATCGACCCTGACGGCTGGTGGGAGCCCGTCGCCTCATGCCCCCTTCACGGAGACACGCTGTGACCCTCGACGAAATCTACGCCCGCGCCGACACTCTCCTCGCCGCTCTCGACGCCGCACAATCCTCCGGCTTCTCTGATATCGCACGCAAGTACGCCATCGTCCAAGCACTCATCAACTTCGAGCGCGACGTGAAGGTCGAGTATCTCGACTCACTCTTCGCCGCCAACGGCATGATCTCTCGTCTCAAGGCCACCAAATCACTTGATTTGTCTGCGCCGAAGTACGACATCATCGACGAGTCACGCCAATGAAATCGAACGTCCTCCTCGAAGGTGACATCGGCACTGGCAAGACAACCTCTCTCCGCACGCTCCTCCCCGAATATCTCGACGAGCGTGGCACGACGCATCGCGGCGCTGGCCTCGAAACCTTCATCATCTCGATGGAACCCGGTGTCGAAGCCGCTCTCGGCCCCAACCTCTGTGGCCCAAGCGCACCTACCCCCGCCATCCACACTCACTATCAACCTCCCGCCGCCGTCGATTGGGCCGTCATGCGTAAGTGGGCACAAGTCATGCACGTCTCGTCGATTGAAACCGCGATCAAAACGGTTGATCCGGGCCGCTCCTCCTACACTCAATTCCTCGACTTGTTCTCCACCTGCGCCGATTTCGTATGCGACCGCTGCGGCGAGAGCTTCGGTGATGTCGGCGAGTGGAGCGAAGACCGCGCCATCTGTTTCGACGGCCTCACCGGCCTCACGCGCATGGTCATCTTCTCCACCGTCGGCTCCCGCCCCTTTCTCTCACTCCCTGAGATCGGCGGTATCCAGCAACAGATCGAAGGCTTCATGGACCTCGCGTGGGGCGGCACTCGCTGCACGTCCGTCCTCCTCGCCCACATAGAGCGCGAGACTTCTCCCCTCACTGGCCTCTCCACTCTCACCACTGCGACCATCGGCCAGAAACTCGCCCCCAAGCTCGCCCGCAAGCCGGACGAGATCATTGTCGCTGAGTGCATCGACGGTAAGTACGTCTGGAACACCGAAGAGGCGGGCCGCGGCCTCAAACGTCGCCGTCTCCCACTCTCCGCGTCTCTCGCCCCCGACTTCGCCCAACTCTTTAGATAAGGAGCACTCCCCTCGTGAACACTTCTCGCCACGCCATCGTCGAGTCAATCAACCACGCCGAAGCCACCGCCGCGAACGCCGAGTTCGCGGCCGAGCTTCCCGCGTTCTGCAAACTGATGGGAGTCAGCCCCGCCGTCCTCAAAGCTCTCCCTATCCCCACTCTTCAACTCCTCATCACTATGCGTGTGTTCAAACTCCTCTCCAACAAAATTCGTGACCTTGACGCACGTACTGCCGTCCCGTCGCTCTCTCCCTCCCCCTCCTCCACGGAGCCCCTTCAATGAGCACTCTCCTCTCCTCCGACCCCTGCACCGACATCATCCTCGACTTCATCGCGGGCGGTGTCCCTGACAACCAATCCGGTGAGTCCGCTGGCAACTACAATGCCACTATCGGCGACATCGACGGACGCACATACGGCGACCTCTCCGTCCGCTCTCTCGCCGACATATACTCCTGCATGGATGACATGCTCATCCATGACCTCCCCTCCACCGCCACTGGCCGCTACCAGATCATCCGGCGCACTATGCAGTCGCTTCAAGCGCACTTCGCCCTCCCCGACTCCACTCTCTTCACTCCCGCACTCCAAGACGAGTTCGCCGTCCGTCTCCTCGTCGGCCGCGGCTACCCCGCATGGTGGCGTGGTCATCTCACCAACGCCGAGTTCGCCCACGGTATCTCGTGTGAGTGGGCTTCGCTCCCCGACCCCGACCGAGACGGTGCCTCTCACTACGACGGAGTCGGCGCCAACCACGCCTCGACTACTCTCGGCCATGTCTACGACATGCTCGTGCGCGCGCGCAACGCCATGCTCGTCAAACCATGAGGGGCGAAAGCCGCCCCCACCCTCGCACATCCTCGTGCAACCTCGACTGAAAGGAACATCACTCGTGCAGTCCTCATCTCTCTTCGATGTCAACTCGTTCCTCGAAACCACCCACAAAGGCCAACTCGACACCACCTTCGTTCTCCCCGACGTCGGCGACTACCTCGCGCAGTGCCAACCTCTGACGAAAGACTCCCTCCGCTCCGGCACTATCGGCGACGACAAAGCACGCGCCGGTGAGCCGTGGGCGGCACTCGAACTCCAGTGGGAACTCACTGACGACACCGTTCGCGCAAAGATGAACATGCCGAAGGTGCTCGTCCGGCAGAGCCTCATGCTCGACCTCACTGCCTCCACTCCCCCCCAACTCGATTGGGGCACTAACCGCAACATGCGCCTCAAGCGTTTGCTCGATGTCACTGGCCTCAACAAGCAGAAGAACTTCTCCATCGGTGCGCTCGCCTTCGCCACCGCGCTCGTCCACGTCGAGCACCGCCCCGACGCCAACGACTCCGAGATCATCTACGCCGAAGTCACGCGCGTCACGTCGCCCGACAAGGCGCGTCTCCGCGAGGCCGCGCAGTGAGCGCCTCACGCGCCGAGCACCCGTCGATGGCAACACTCGACGGTCCCGAGCCCGTCCGTCCGCCGGACGGCTACGGCAACCACGCGCGAGAGGGGGGCACTACGCCCCCCGACGCGACGGCCGACGCGAGCCGCACCATCCTCACCAACCTACGCTGTCCTGTCTGCACTACCAGCTTCATCGCGTACAAAGACCAACTCCAAGAAATAGGCAACGGCCGCACGGTTGTTGTCTCTCCCTGCTGCACTGCTGTCGTCGATTGGAGCAACGTCGTCAACGCCCCCCCTCCCCTCCACATGACTGTCGCACTCTGGAACGGTTATCTCAAAGGCATTACCACGTCGCGCGGCCCCACGCTCTTTCTCTTCGAGCGCGACATACGCGCCTTGCTCGACCTACACGAGTACGCACAGTCATGGACGAACGCCAATGTCCCACTACCGTAACCCCGCAGACGCCCGCCTCTACATCCGAGACTACATGCGCCGTCGCCGAGGCACTGCGCCGTCAAATCACCGATCAACAGAGCCGTCCAGAGTGCCGCAACCCTCTTCGGGTCAACGTCTGGCAGCTCTCGGCGGGAGTTCTCGTCTTAATCTGGCGGTGACTTCGTGGGACGTGGTCGCACTGCTCCGTCTGTCGTGGGGGCGGCACGCATGACGCGCTGGATCGAAGACGGCGACCCTGCCGCTCCCATCTGGCTCGTCGGCGAAGCACCGGGCGAACGTGAAGTCGAGTCGGGCCGCCCGTTCAGTGGCCCGTCTGGCTTCCTACTCAACGAGATGCTCCGCGAGGCCGGGCTTGACCGCTCCCAGTGCTTCGCTACTAACGTCTGCCACGTCCGCCCCCCCTCTTACCTCAAGAACGGAAAGCTGATCCACAATGACATCGACCAGTTCTTCGTTGGGAAACAGGCAGCGCATAAAAGCGGAGTGCTTGCGCTCAATGGACGCTTTCCTCTCGAACCTATCCGAGTTGGAATTGGTCGCCTGCACGAACTTCTTGTACGAAGTCCACCAACGCTTATCATTGCACTCGGGAACACGCCTCTTTGGGCGCTTACAGGTGAAATGGGTATCACAAAATGGCGTGGTAGTGTTCTCACGACCGAAGAAGGTGTGAAACTTATTCCCACCTTCCACCCCGCCGACGTACTCCGCGCGTGGACCCACCGCCCAATCGTAGTACAAGACCTACGACGTGCCGCCCGTGAGTCCCACTTCCGCGAAGTCCGCCGCCCCGCATGGGAGTTTGTCGTTGAACCGTCGCTGGCGCAGATTAATGATTGGTTCGCTACCTACGCACATAGCAGTGAAACTCCGCTAGTATGCGACACGGAGGGGTGGGGACGTGTTGACTGCATCGGCTTCGCTTCCGACAGCATACATGCGATCTGTATTCCGTTCACGCATCCGACTAGAGCTGAGTCGCCGTCATATTGGTCCCCGAAGGACGAGTTCACTGTAACTCAAACCTGCCGTACCGTCCTCTCCTCTCGCCCCATTACGTTCCACAACGCGATCTGGGACTGCCAAGTGATCGCCCACCACTGGGCACTCCTCCCCCGTCTCCACTCCGACACACAGGTCGCCCAACATGTTGCGTTCCCGGGCCTACTCGGTGGCAAGATTGATCCGGTTACGGGCAAGGTTGATAAGAAAGGA